AAAAGTAGTTGCAAGCATTCTTGCAATAACAGAAAAAGTTGTATCAGACGAGCACGGGAATTGTGCTTCTGTTGTCGTATGAAGAAATAACGCTTGCCACGATGTATCACCGGTATCTAATGAAGGCAGACCCCTATTGCGTACAGTTACATTATTAACACGCAACCATATCCATAGCCCATGACTGCCATTTGTATGTGTTTCAAGATATGCACCATCGGCGGCAAAATTATTAATGGTAGTTATTGTTGACCCGGGAGGGACTCCCCAATCTTCAAACGTTGCTTGTGTAGCAAATGGGTTAGGATAATATTTTGAAACAAAATCATTTGTTAAATTATCGACAATATCAAATTTTACAGATCCTGACGGGTTTCCTTCTGAACCATCATAAACACCATCTGCAAATTCACTCGTATCAGTGCTTGTAAACTTTTCAGCTTCACCGTCATCAGATGAAAAAGGAAGCGAGACATTTATTGTTGGCATTATTACGCTTCCGCAATTCGCATCACTGTGCCGGAAGCGTTTGCCGTTATTTCAACGATGTCTATCAGCGTTGCGACTGAATTATATGTCACAGTGTCGCCAGGTATCACATCATTGAATGGAGACACATCAAGTGACCTTGCTCCAGATGCTTGCTCATTGTCAGCCACGACACCTGATAATGTAACAGCTGAAGGGGCAGGGAATGCTGCTGTTGACCTTCCTGATATTGTCAGCTTCCTTGATCTGGCACCGGAACTTGTCCTGCTGTCATTGAAGTTTACCCGGTACAGTTCTGCTGTCGTGTCGTCAGGTATCAGTGTCTTGTTTATTACGATGTCACCATTCTGACGAAGCAATATTTCATCAAGCTGGTCGAACGGGACAATGACCTGTATGTAGGATGCTGTTGAACCGCGCAATGTCGCCTGAAAATTCAGCATATTCAGATCCAGATCAGGCAATGAATCCGGCGATCCTGTCAGGATAGCAGACCACTGAATGCCACTCATGCCTCGGACTCAATCAACAGCGTCAGCCGTATCCTCCCGGCGTCCTGTGTCAGTCTTTGAATATTGCCGTTATAAGCACCATCGGGTAAAAATATCCACAACGATGAATAGTTCTGTGTGATATACAGCAGGGAATCGAATAATGGTTTATCTCCCGACACCGCTATATCAATAGTCCTGTCGCCGTCAAAATATCCCCGGTCATCAATATAGGCACCGGTATCCAGCGTGGCGGTCCTGGTTAGTCGCCGCCTGTAATCACGTAATCTTGACGACTGCTCGATCAGGTCAAACATTACGACACGGCCTGCGTTGTCATAGATTTTCGTTGATAGTCCAATGGATGAAATCATCAGGCAACCGCCGGCAGGCCAAGCAGATAAAGCGACTGGTCTTCTGCCGCCTTTACCTGGACCCTGCGAAGTACAGCCATCATAAATGCTTCAAGTTCCGGCTCGAGACCGTCGGCGGTGATCGAAATTAACCCGCCTCCTTCACGCAAGGCGTCTGCTTTTTGTTCAAGGAGATTCACTTGTGCATCGACGAATTGCTGCTCCTGATCGAGCTGCCGTTTTCTATTTTCGTTTTCCAGTTTTATCTGTCTTTGAATTGCGCCTTCTTTGAAGGGATCTTCATTTGAAGCGAATATACCAAAAAGGCTGCCTAATAACTCGCCAGTTGTGCTGATGCTAGATCCAAGGAGTTCAATAATTGCAATGGCCTGTTTTGTATCAGCTTCAAGTGAAGCTATGTTCAGGCTAACACTAGCTTCAATGTTTTTGATTCTTTCGTCCGATGCAATCTTCTCCATCTGAATGATAAATTCTTCAGACTTATCCTTTGCCTCTGTAGCGCCTTCTGCTACTTTCTCATAGCTGCTCTTTATTGAGCCGCCTGCTTGCGTAAAGGTCTTGACACCATCGACGGTAGTTTCAATCCAGCCTTTTGTTTTTGTATCAACTTCTTCTGTTTTGACGCCTGCATCATTGGCAGCTTCACCAAGTCTTGTGACGGCTCCGGTTGATTCATTAAATGCAAAGCCTGCTTTAGTAAATGATTCAGACAGTGCAAGTCCGCTTTCGTTTAGCTCACCGATTGGAGTGGCAGCTTCGTATGCTTTATCAGAATATTGCTGGATGGTTTCGTTAAAAGTACCTAATTCACCATTTAATAAACGGATGCTTTCTGTTGCCTTGCTTGGCTCATTAACAAGATCATAAAACAGTGAGCCAATTGATATCCCTCCCCACTGTAATACTTTATCTATCAGCGTTCCAAAAGCAAACCCCAAGCCGCCAACAGCGAGAGCAACAGGCGCAAGTGCAGCAGTCATTCCTGCTCCTGCCGCTGTTACGCCGCCCATTGCTCCAATAAGACCCTTAACACCTATCACCGTTGCCAGTGAAGTAATAGCAGTCCCTAATGCATTGACAGCGCCATGCATGGCAGTAAAGGCAGGAAGCAACCTGTCTACCTGTTGAGATATGCCCAGCAGATTACCAATGTTATTCTTGGTTGCGCCATCAAGATTATTGAATTCTGTCACGCCTCTTGATATAGCATCAAACAGAGGTTTATAGGATTCAACCATTCCCTCTGTTATGCGTATAAGCGTTTCACCGACGTCCACTATTTTCTGTATGATGTCCCGCAGACCTTCGGCAGTATTCAAATCTACATTATTAAATAAATCACTGATCGACCCGCCAAGATCCCCGAAGGCATCAAGCAGATTAGTAAAGTCCACACCCGCTAATGCTTCTGGCAGATTCTTTGCTATGTTATCCAGCACTGTTTCTATATCAGCACCAAAAACATTGAGCGCATCGAATATAGGATCAAACGCGCCGTCATCAATAGAGAATTGCAGCGCCTTGAATACATCTGACAGGCTGCTAACGTCGTCAGTGAACTGGTCAATAATCTCCAGCCCGCCCTTGATAAAGGTCAGCTTTATATTGTTCTGCAAATTTTGATTGGCAAGTTTTAACGTGCCGACCATCTTCAAATATGCTTCTTCTACCGATCCCGCCTTATCGGCCATTGCGGCCAGTGACTCGGCAAAACTATCAGCACCTTTTCCGGTCAATGTTAACGCGATATTAAGTGCTTCCGTTGATCCGAAAAGCAGCGCCATTTGTTCAGTGCTGCCGCCAGTCGCTGTCTTTACATCTTCCAATACACCGGCAAACCCTTTGGATTCGAGTGCTGTTGCATTGAAGTTAATCTCAAGCTCTTTTGCTAGATCGCGAGCTTGCAACGAAGGCTTAATGATATTTTGAATGGCCGCCTTAATGCCGGTGATTGATTGACTTGTTGGCACACCGGCCGCTGTCAGTGCGGCAATAGACGCCAGAAGTTCATCAAACGATATGCCGGCATTTGCGGCGATACCAGTAACAAGCGCAAGACTGGACGATAATTCTGGAAGGGTTGTCTGCCCTAATTGAACGGCCTTGAATAAGGCATCAGCGAAACCCGCTGCGCTGCTGGTTTCTTCACCGAATGCATTAAGACTCGACAATAAAACAACCAGTGATGAATCAAGATCACTGTTGCCGGCAACAGCCAATTGTTCTGCCTGTTGCAGTAGTTCCAGCGTGTCAGTGTAATCAGCGCCTGCGGATATAGCGGAATAGACAGCGGAATTAATGCTCTCAAGGCTCTGTGTACTGGTCGATGCAAATGCCTGGATTTCTGTACTGAATTGGCCGACCTGTTCGGGTGTTGCTTCAAATAACGTAGTGATCTCTGCAAAGGCAGATTGAAACTTGCTAGCTTCATTGATCGAAATGCCAACCATGACCGCACCGAGCGCACCCAGGGCAGCGTCAAGTTTCAGAACGGAATCACCAACCGCAGACAGTGGCGCGGCGATATTGCCAATGCTTTTCTCAAACGTATCAAGATTGCGTGAGATAACCTTGATGGTAGGACTTACATTGTCCTTGCCGCCAAAGATTAGCTCAACAGATCGCGTGAAATCAGCCATGTGTCATCCAGTTAGTTAATGCGCTCTTTGTCTGCATAGTGCAGATCCCACAACAATATCTCTGTCCTGGTTAAATACCCCTCAGGAAACAGGTCCGGCCTGACTTCAAATAATGGCTTGTGCCAATACTCTGCAAGCATCAGGCTGGTTTTTGTGTCCGGCTCCTGGTAGAGCCTTTCGGCTTTCCCGGCATGAACCCCTTACCAGTAAGTTCAATAATCTTGTTGCTGATAATTGTGAACTCAATCGGATAAGTGCTTGCCAGCTTGACGGCCATTTCTTCGTCGATCTCAGGATCAACGGACCCCATCACAATATGATTAATCCGTTTTACCATGTTGGCCGGCGTATCCTTGCCAATGCCGAACGCATCTTTAATGCCGTCAGCAATTGCCGCGCCGTCCTTTGTCTGCAAGGTAGACACTAAATTGAGCATGGCCTTGGAATTATCGGCGGCGTTATCTGCCTTATTCAATTCCTCAAACGTCAGGCCGCGCACCTTGAATACAGGTTCATCGCCTTCACTGAACCATGAAGCCAGTTCGACAACACGCACATCTTCCGTGCGTGCGTCAAACGTTTGCTTCATAAACTCTTTCGAGTTGAACGCCATTATGCGTTAGATGTTCCGGCAGACTCTGCTGAAATAGTACACGCCGCTGCGATGTTAGCACCGGCTGGCCATGTACGTGCAATACCCAGCTTGCCCTGTACCAGTTCGTGGGCTGTCTTGTTACGGTCCTGAAAGAACTTGAACCACATGACCTGATTCTGCCATGTAACAACCGGATCAGTGTGACCGTCTTCCATGAGCTGTGTAAAGCTGCCCTGGCCAAGTGACTCCGTAGTGCTGGCGATAGTCTCGTTATAGACTTGTGTCGAACTAACACTATGCGAAGTTTCAGCCGTCACAAAATCATAAGACCTTGGCAGTTCCTGCAGAATAGGCTCATAATATTGAACATAGACACGCTTCGGCACGGCACCCGTATGAATCAAAGGCAGCGCCTGCAGAAATTCAATATCACCAGTGCCGTAGTCTTTTGTATACAGCGGGAAGTCTGACTGCTCACGATGCAGACCAGGCACGGCAAATATCTCGGCAGCGGTCACAACGGCAGATGCCACACTCGTCAATCGGACTTGTGCAACTTCAATAGAATCAATTGGAATCAACGGAGGTCCACCAGGATCATCACGAACCGTACTGAATGCCGTGTGATCAGTGCCGGCAATGACAGCATAAGCGCCTGCATTATCAATGGTGATCGAGTTAATGATATGTGTATCAGTCGTTATTCCCCGCGTGACAGCCAGTGTCGTATCCGCAGAAAATGAACTGTTTGAAACACCATTCAAGTCGCCAGTTGCGGCGGCTCCTGATACTTCATCAACATTCGTTGTGACGGTTACAACTCCACCTGTATGCAATCCGTTGATAGCGAAAACAGGCTCACGCCCGTCAGCCCGTGACCATAATGCAGCTGCACTGTTAAAGGTTGTTTGATCACCTGAGTCAGTCATAAGAACCATCGACGTAAAATCCTGGCCCTGTTCCATTAGTACTTTTGCTTTGCTTGCGTCTGGCATGGTGCCATCCTCCAATTAAGTTTAAAAAAAATTACTCTGACACTGCCTCGACGGCAACTACTACTACCTTCTTTTCACCCTTGATAAGTTTGGCCGCACCACTATCAATCAGTGAGTCAGCCGTTTTATCATCAAGGATGAATTCTTTGCCGGCAGGACCAAATACCTGATTAAATCCTGCGGCATTAATACACGCTTGCGTTTTCTTCATTTTGACCGTTTTCATAGTTCACCTATGGACTTGTGTAGGGGTCGCCGGTTACTTCTTCATAAACAATAGTGAACGTGACAGACACGCCAACATTTGTATCATCGTCGTCTTGCGGAATATTGATCGCACTGTCTGTGATGCTCGTCCTCGATGCATACCCGCCATGCGTAGTATCACCTGATAATATGCCTTTCTTTAGTGAGGCCAGCATTTTATTAGCATGGATTGATCGGTTTTCTATCAATGAATCGCTGTGCATATCAATCGCGACTTCCATCTCGTTGGTGTTCATATTGTATTGACTGACTGAAGGTTCAACGCCGTCAAATATGCCGACCGCCGGAAGGTCTACGGATTCAAATACACGCCTGGCACGTTCGACCGTCTTGACGTTGATGTCATAACCGTTGGCCGTTGTAATCGTTGCGACCTGTGCGGCCAATGATAACAATATTGTTTCTCGTATTGAGTCTGCCATTATTTTGCCTGGCTCAGTAAATAAACAGCACGATCAAGCACGCGCTTCTGGAATAATTCCATCATATCCCCAAATACTACATCTTCGTCGTTGTGGTGAAAGATATTGCCAATGCCTGGTCCGACCTGCTCGTCAATTGGCAATCGCCCGGCAGACCTGCCACCTGATAACAAACGGCGCTCAAATATTCCAACATGCCCGCTTGGCATTTTTGCCACAAACCGATGCCGATATAATTCAGCCGGTCGTGACTTCCTCACTGAAACTGACGTGCCCACAAATGAAGTCAGATAAGGAAATTCAACGAGTGGTATCGGCTTCGTTAAAATAACAGCCTTCGCTGTTAATGATCCAAATTTAGCTTTTAATACTGATGTGTTCTTCCTGATGCGTGCTTTTTTCAAGTTTACCCTTGAATAGACCGTATCAACTACCCGAGAACGAGCCGTAACAGCCGTATCATTGGCTGCTCTGCGTATAGCTGTATCAGCGCCATTTTTTACCGTGTTCAGCATAAACTTTACTTCATCGAGTGTTTTTTCATCAATCTCGATTGAAAGAAATTGATTAGCCATTTTTAACCAGCCACGATGAAATAATCCCATCGTTCTCAATTTCAGATACAAAGTTGAGCGTTATTGATCCATAGACAACCTTGTCTCCACGCTTTGGCGACGTGATGTCAACATTCAAAAATGTACACTCGTCATGTGTTGTCGAAATCTCACTATCAAATCCAATTCGCGTGACGCCTGAATCAATAATCACATTAATATTTGAAATAGTCCCGACAAGCGATGTATAAGTGACCGCTGTAGCGTGCTCGTCCTCATCAAGCATTTCTGCGAAGTCGGCAGCGTAATCAATCGGCATCCTTCGCCTTCCCTGTTGCCTTCTTCTTTGCCGTCGTCGTCCGCTTCTTTAATGTGAGTGTCGCAGTCTTTGCATTAACCGGATCTGGCGCGGCTGGTTCATCTGCATTTTCGATCAGCTCAGCAAAACCGCCACGGACAAGTTGCACCTTGTGCCGGCTGTTGACTTTCAATATATCTCCTTTCTTGACGCCCGGCTTCCATGAACGTCTAACCCTCACTTCGTATTCGGTCATCATTTCCATATACCTCCAGGCTTCCCATCGCTCCAGAATTCAGACGGGTGTTGATA